ACTTTTATATTATGCAAACAACTGCATCAATTCAGCGCACAGCTCATTTGCGCCCGTTGGGCATCGGCAAGGCTTCGATCGAGGCTTGGCTCAACGCAAAGAGCAAGGTAATGACAAATCTGTTCGGCATGGAGGTGACAAGGCTTGAGGGGCTTCGCGTGTACGGGGCTTTCGGCCTCATGACTGTGGGGGCTGCGCTGAGTGGCGTGAGCCTGCTCGTGACGGCTCTGTGTGTAGCCCTGGCGGGTTACAACGTGTATAAGCTCAATGTGGAGCATCCTGAGGAGAAAGGAGGTGAAAGATGAACACTCAGCATAAGGAGACAGAGGGTTACACAGAGCGACACATCGACGAGCTCTCCATCGTGTTGGTAAATACAACACCGGCACCCGAAAACCGTTTTCAGAGACAAGTGTGTGAGGTACTGTACGGCGCTCTACACGGTTTGGTGTTTCGCACCGACGACTTCGAGCTGCTCAAGCGCAATGTCATGACGGCACTGCAACGCATCGACAAGGTTTGTCCGCGCAAGAACCGCCGTATGTCAACCTTTTATAGCGAGCTTGGCACAGACAGCTTGGGCAGACTGAGGTATGTCAACACTCTCGACATCGGTGAGATTGTTGAGTCTAAGGATGTTTTCATTAGGGCCTGCGTCGTCAAGTTTATGCCAATCCAGGGCTTATTATACAAGACTGAGGAGGGTGAGCCTTATCTCTTCGCATCGCCGTTAAGTTCCGACCGCATTATGTGGGCAGATTATTATAACAGCACTTTGGAGGATAAGAGAGGAGGTGAGCAATGAAAGTGAAGCATGGTATGCATCGTGTATATCGTATGTATAAGAAGATGGCAGAGAGAAAGTACGAGTGTAAAGTCGAGTCTAAGGTGACACCGAGAGATCGTATTAAAGGCATGAGCTATCGCCGACGCGCAAAACGCGGTCACCAACTCTCTATATTATATGGTATTGCTTGTATGGGTCTGATGCTTAACAAAGGAGGCGAAAAATGATTGCAATTGAGAATATCCCTGCAGGGTTAAATGACAAGGAGTCTCTGGAGCAGAAAATCGAGCTGCTGCACGACGTGGTGACCCATCTGCTCAACGACACGATAGAGGCTTCGCTGCCTGAGGCGCGCGACCTTGCGCACATGGCGCAGAACGTCGACGAGCTTTGTAGACAACTTCAACAACTTAAAAACGCACTGTGATGACAGAAGAAGACAAGAACAAGACCAAAGACCAGGCACAAGAGATTGACGAGTTCACTTTTGAGCTGCTCGACGCTTATTTCGCCTCCCGCTCAGCCTATCCGGGCAACAGCGAGCTGGGCGTACCGCTCGCGTCGGAGTATAAGACTACCGACGACATTGCTACCGAGCTCGACAGCATCATGCCGGTAGACCTGCACACGATCGTGATATATATGCGGCGCAGGGGCTATCGGCTGAAGACTGCTGCCGACGGCTCGCTACGATGGGAGATTTGGCGCGACATGAATTATATGGGTTAATTGAGATTATTATGAACAAAGACGATTGTTGCAGAATATTCAACGTAGAAGACATTATAGATCTTCCGCAGGCTGCTATGGATATCGTCATGGGCGACAGAGAGCGGCGCGATGCTGTATACAGAGAGCTGCTCTCTGTCAATCGCTACGACATGAGCTTCGACTGGTTCAGACAGCTGTATGAAGAGGAGTTCGCGCAACGCAAGAAGCAGAAGCAAGACTTCACTCCAGTGGAGGTTTCCGAGATTGTGGCAAAGATTGCATTACCTACCGTGGGTACTATACATGAGCCTACGGCCGGCACCGGGGGGCTTATAATAAGCGCATGGTGGGAGCAATGCAGACGTGCCATACCGTGGGACTATTATCCTTCACAGCACATGATTAGTGTATGGGAGCTTTCAGACCGTGCCATTCCTTTGCTGCTGCTAAACCTAAGCATACGTGGGATAATGGGGTATGTCTACCATGGCGACGTACTTGAGGGTACCGTCAAGGCCCGCTATATTCTACTAAACCGGAGTGACGATGCTCTCGGGTTTAGCGATGTTGTGAAGGCAGAGGCGGGCGATATTATTGTTGAACAATGTAAATGAAAGGGGAGAGGAAGATATGACTTTTTTTGAGGTTTATGACAGATGGCTTGATAAGCATAAGGCCGAGATTAAACAATCTACGGTCGCCGCTTATTATAATCTTGGCAAGACGTTTACCCGTATTCTTGCCCCTGATGCGGATATATGTTCTCTTGATGCGGATGTGATGAAGGCCTGTTTTGAGCGGTTCCGCGATACTGGGGCAAGCAATCACTATATAGCTGATTTGATACGCGTATTTAGGATGGTTATGCGCTATGCTGGCGAAGATTTGGGTATAAGCAATCTGCCTTCAATAGATTGGAAAGTAAAGGATGTTGTGACGGCTCGTGTCAAGGGCGCAACGAGGCAACGTGTGAAAAGATTCACGATCGCTGAATATGAGCGTATGATAAAGACGTTTGAGGAGCATCCGACTCCTGGCAGACTTGCCGTTGTGGTGACTATGTTTACCGGTATCCGAGTCGGAGAGGCATGTGGATTGAAATTTTCTGATATTGATTTCGATGAAGGTGTAATACACATACAGCGTACGTGTGTGTCTATCGTCAAAACAATTCAGAAAATGCTTCGCCCTGACGAGGAATACGTAATGTCCAGATGTCTGCAATCTCCAAAAAGCGTTTCCTCCGACCGCTACATTCCAATGATACCAAAACTCCGCAAGATACTACAGTCCTACGCAAAGGTTTATCCTGGTAATTATTTTGTTGCCTCGCTATCGGCTGAGCCTACGTGCACACGAACACTGCGCATTTGGTATGGGCAGATGCTCAAGGCGGCTAACGTCCCTTATCTGAACTATCATTGCTTGAGACATACCTTTGCTACCCAGATGATAGAGAAAGGTGTCGATGTGAAAACAGTGTCCTCAATACTCGGGCATGCCGGTGTTGAGATTACGATGGACACTTATTGTCATCCTTCTGATGACGTTAAACGTGCAGGCATACAAAAGGCTTTCAAGGGTCTGTTAAAGTAGCTTGCAATTATTGTAATATCATATAGTACATTTTTTTACATTGTCTGGCGGCGTGTTCTATGCGAATAGGGCACGCCGCTTTTTGTATTCTTAGGTTCGGGTGCGAGTTGTTATCTTTGTGGTGTAATAAAAAGACAAAGACAATGATAACAGTCACTCAATCAATTCCTGCTACGTGCTTTTCGGCCAACATCCCTGATGTTGAGTTCTCGATAGGCGGTTTTCGTGCTGCCGTGGTGATGACGGTAGACGGCGAGGAGATATACAACGAGCGTCTGTATCCCGTAGGGGGTAAGATACAGCTCAGCGAACTCGACTGTCTGCTGGGGCCTTACGCCCGGCAGAGCCTTAAGATAGCGCTCGGCATAAAGATAGTGGAGCAGACAGAAGACTCGGAGTCTGCTGACACGAAGACGATCAGCGCCGACATAATATATAGCGCTGCCGACATAGGCATGAGTGCCGCCGACTTCATGGCGAAACGCTTCCTCACCCTGCTTGAGGGCGAGAAGGTGACGGCGCTGAACCGTCTGGAATACCTGCACTATATCGGTACGGAGGCGGCTAAGGTGACGGCTGAATATGACGACGGCTCGAAGAAGACGTTTGATGCTGATGTGGTGGCAGGCAATGAGAGGTATACTACTATAGACGTATCGGCCGACAAGTTCGGTGCTGACGACAAGGTTCTGGTGTGTTATGATGTCCAGGCCGGGGCGCGCAGCTTCCGGTTCGCAATCGACTTTGACGAGCCCGACTGCGCTCCCGTCCTGGTATTCGTCAACTCCTTCGGCGTGGAGGAGCTGCTCTACTGCACGGGCACGCATACGGTGGCCCCGACATACAAGCGTGACAGCGGCTACATAGGCCGCTACAACCGCAACTACAACATCGTGGAGACCCGGCAGTTCAAGGCTGACACGGGCATCATGCCATTCACGATGGCGAACTGGGCCGACGAGCTGCTGCGCTCGCAGGAGGTGCACGTGGTGAACTTCAAAGACGGACACGCCAACGTGGGCAAGGAGGTGACCATAACAGACTCGAAGTCGGAGTACAGCAACGACGACGACGAGCTGCCCCGCTTCACCTTCACGTACCAGTATGCGCAGCGCAACCACAACGTCGTTGATGTGCTGCGCTCGGGCCGTATATTCGACAATACTTTTGACAACACTTTCAACTGAGTGTTGAATGTGGAATGTTGAATGTTGAGTTGTGCGCTGCGCGCATTTTGAATTACTCAATGAAGAATTCAAAACTCAACATTCGACACTCAACATTGCGCATCGCGCAACCATTCAACATTCAACATTCAAAATTCAACATTCCCCATGGGCGCTATTCATTTCAGCGACATGCTGCGCCTGCTTGACCAGGCTTACCAACACCGCACGCTCGTCGATGTGATGGCGTGGGAGGGGGGCACGGGCAAGGTGCTGCACTATAAGGGGTGGCTGGTACATCACGTGAACTGGCGTGGCGGCTACATAAGGCTGCGCAACCCCAAGAACCGTGAGCTGCGCACGCTGCCCCAGATATTCATATTCTTCATTAACAATAAACGTGTGTTCTTATGACAAAAAGTAATACTACTCTGCAGGCGACTTCGGCCGGCCCTGATGCTGACGGCTTCCGTCGCTATCATATCGTGCCGTCGGGCTTCGGCACCTCGTCGGCTGCTGCTTCGGTGAACTCGGAGTATGGGGGCGACTCGTGCGAGGTGATGGACGACGAGGATGTGCCGGGAATGCAGGGCATCCGCGACATCAAGGTGGGTGACCGTGCGTACAAATATGTGCAATGGGGCCGCGATGACCAGCTGCCCTACCGTGTGCGCAAAGAGATTATGAGCAATATGGTGACTGCCCAGTGCCAGCAGTTTAACGTCACTTCGTGCTACGGACAGGGTCTGCGCTTCGTAGACCGCAAGACGAAGCTCGACATTACGGACAAGGAGATACTGGACTTCTGCCTGCGCAACTCGCTGCAGGAGGTGTTTCTGGAGCAGGCCACGGACATGAAGTTCTACTCGTTCTCGGTGACCGTGATAATACTCTCGCGCGACGGCAGCAGGATTGTGAAGGTGCGCAACAAGGATGCTGCGTACTGCCGCTTCGAGTATGGTGGTAGCACCCGGTCGGGGCATGCTGAGCATGTGTTCTACGGCGACTGGCGGCTGGGTTTCTTCAACGAGCAGAACATAGAGTGTATAGAGCTGCTTGACTACTGGGACCCTCTGGGCGACCTGCGTGTGCGCATGGGGCTGGAGCCTGACCCTGCTACGGGGCTGAAGCTGAAGCCGACGAAGTGCCGCAAGTTTGCGATCGTGAGCCGTATGGCGACTCCGGGCTGCCAGGTGTATCCGCTGCCCTACTACTCGTCGATATTCAGAGATGCTTGGTTTGACATATACCGGCTGATAGGCATCGGCAAACGCTACATGATCAAGAACACGTCGGCTCCGAGGGTTCAGATAGAGGTGCACGACGACTACTGGGACAATGTGTGTGACAACGAGTGCATAAGCGACGAGCGCAAGCGACGTGAGCGTAAGGAGCAGGAGAAGCAGAACATCATAGACTTCGTGACGGGCATAGAGAATGCCGGCAAGGCTATGATAAGCGGCTACTACGTAGACCCTAACGGCAAGGAGAACCGCATGGTGCGCATAGTGCCCCTGAACGATGCCGGCAAGAAGGAGGGCGGCAACTGGAGCGACGACATGAGCGAGGCTTCTAACGCTCTGTGCTTTGCCCATGGGGTGCATCCTAACCTTGTGGGGGCTACTCCCGGCAAGAGCCAGATGAACAACTCGGGCAGCGACAAGCGCGAGCTCTTCACGCTGAAGCAGGCTCTGGAGAAGCCTTGGCACGACGTGATGACGAAGCCTTATCACGTGATTCTGCACTACAACGAGTGGGACGAGCGGGCTACGGTAGACGTGCCGATGCTGATGCTGACTACGCTCGACGAGAATAAAGATGCGAAGAAGGTGTCGGGCGATGCCAACGCCAACACTTAACACTTAACACTTAACACTTAACTCTATGGACATAGTGATTGAGAAACAAGACTTTGAGTTGTCGCTGCCGGTGGGCATGAGCGCTCATGACGAGGTGTATGAGTCGGTGAAGCCTGCTATCGATACGGCGCTCGACAATTACTGCATTTCATTGCTTGGCGATGTTGGCATTCAGCAGGTTATGGCTGCTGAGGAGAGCACTGCCTTAAAGCGTTACTTTAAGATGATGGTGTGCATTGACGGTTTTCTCTCGGTGCTACGCCAGCTCGACCTGGTGCTTACGCCTACGGGCTTCGGCATAGTGAGCAACGACACGGTGTCGCCTGCGAGCAAGCAGCGTGTCGATGCGCTTGAGGCACAGCTGCGCACGGCTCTGTGCCGGGCGCGTGCCATGACGGTGCATCTGCTGCGCTCTAATGAGTGGGGCTGCACGGCGAAGGCTGTGCGTGCGATACGCTACGCTTATACCGATCATTACTTCTTCTTCTCGTCGGCGAGCTCTGGGGCTTACTCGTATAAGGACTGGCAAAACATGCAGCCGGTGATACAGCGCACAGACGAACTGCTGCGTGTGCGCTTCGGCGACGAGCAGACAGACGACTTGCTTGACGCTTACCGTCGTGACGACCACGACCGGCTGACGGCTTATACGACTGCGCTGCAGCTGACGTGCGACCTGACAGACCGTGCCGCTGCGAGCAGCGAGGACGTGCGGGGCACGGCTCTGTGGCGCCGTATGGAGCGTGAGCTGGAGGGCAACAGCGAGGTGTATGCGCTGTATCACGGGAGCGATGCGTACAAGGCTGCTCACGTGGAGACGTTCGGCAACAAGAAGGAGTCAACCGCTTTTCTCTTTAACGGCTAACTCAACATTCAACACTCAACATTCAACATTATGGAATTAAGCTGTCCTACATCGTGGCGTGAGCTGACTCAAGAGCAGCTGCGCTACGTGCTGTTTCTTCTGGCTACTTTCGCCGACCCGGTGGTTGTAAAGTCCTACATGTTTATCAGATTTGCGGGTATATATTTAATCGAGAAAAACCGCTGGGGGTGGAAGTGCTCGAAGGGCGGGAGTGTGTTTTATCTGAAACCGTGGCAGATACATTCATTCATAGGGCAGCTGCAGTTTGTTGACAGCTTGGAGACGATGGACAATCGGT